CTTGAGAAGATGTACTAGGTTGTGTGACAACCTTCCCTGTTTCTGCTGTAGCTTTAACATCAATTGGATTTTTATTTGCAGCAGCATTTAATCTAAGTTGCTCTGCTTCCATTTGACGAATAATATACATAGCTTGTTCAGGATCACCTGGAGCAAGACCATTAGCAATACGAGATTGCTCTACATAATATTGTTGCTTATTCATATTCTTAGGAAAGATTTGACTTGCTCTCTCTCTTGCTGCTGCTAGTAGTGCCTCTGATCTAAGCCGAGTATTCTCTAAACCAAATAAACCCTTCTGTTCTCCTAAAGCAAGTTTATTAACTTGCTCAGGAGTATTAGTAGCAGCACGCATAAATTTATTTAGTAGGGCATCTCTATTAGAAAGCATACCACTTTTTTGTGCATCTTGTTCAACAAGTTGTTTTTGTTCTGGTGTTAGATTAGGATTATTCATAACATCTTGATACAAACCTAAATTACCATCCCCCTCACGAGGGGCTTCTGTCCCCATTCCAAAACCAATTTTAGCTCCAGCACCAGTAAGTTGTAAATCACGAATCTTTTTAGCCAGATCAAAAACACCAGCATTGTTTAGATTCTCAGCGTTAGTAGCTTGTGTTTTACTATTAAGAGTATCCATAGCATTTGTTCCAGCTGCTTGTTGGCTTTGCATTTGGCCAATATAACCTTTTAAAGCTTCTGAAATAAAGTTAGGGTCTTGTACTCTTGCTTGATCAAGAAGTCCCTGATACTGTTTAGACATCAGTTCATAAGGCATCTCTTGGGCTTTTTGTTTATTTGCTAGAAGTTGTTTAAGGATTTCCTCCTCATTGCTTCTCATAGTAGTACCAGCATTCCAACCAGAATATAAAGCACCTAATCCAAATTCTGGTTTATATCCTGTTTCTATATTTTGAATAGGCATTTTATATCCTTAACGTGTTTGTGAAAATCCAAGAGCATTTAGTAATGGTGAAGTATAACCATTAACATTATATCTATTCCCTGAAAGAAGTGCTTGTAGAGCATTCTGTACTTCTGTATTACTATTCAAACCAGGATAATTAGGATTGATAGTAGCACCAGCAGGACCTTGCATACTATTAATATAGTTTTGTGCAATCTTTGCTTGTTCAGCAAGAAGTTGTGGATTACTTGTAGCATCATTACTTCTACGACCTGCTGCAGCATCTTTACGTCGTTGTGCTTCTGTTAAAGCCTCTACTTGTTGTTTTACTAAGGGAACATCATAAGGATTCTGCACAGCACTCATTAACTGTTTCTGCATAGCATTACGCATAGAGTCACCACCAGCAGCAACACTAGCACGATCAAATGGAGATACAACTTGTTGTTGTTGATTCTGTCGTTCTATTGCTTGTTGTCTTTGTAGTTGCTGTTGTGCTTGTTGAGCTTGGACAATTTGTTGTGTAGATTTAGCAGCTTGTTTATTCTGATTACCTTCAGAAAAAGCACCAATTAATCCAGCAATTGCTTGTGGATTATTAAAGAGTTTACTTAGATAATCTTTAATGCCACCAAGATTCCATCCTTCTGAATTTGTTTGTGTTTGTTCTGGAATATAATCTGTTTCTGTACCACCAAGATTATTTGTCCAAGGACCACCTTGAGATTGATTTCCAAATAAACTATTAAAAAAACTATCAGACTGACCATTCATATTTAGAGTGGGCATAGTAGGTTGATCAAAAGAATAATTATCTAAACTTTGACTGTTATTACTAAAATTACTTGGATTAAAATTACTTAATCCTGAACCAGTGAAATCATTATAATTACCATTAGTTGTATTACCAAAATCATAAAGATTTCCAAAACTATTTAAGGAAGAATCATTCCCAAAGTTTAAATCAAATAAACCACCACCAGAAGTATAATCATTCATATTAAATCCTTTATGTATAGAAATTAGGTGCTTTTTGTTTAGTACCTATTCCGGTACTTTGATAATGAATGTCTACATAATGAACAAAAGGTTCTTTATCTAAAGTATCAGCAGCATCTGCTGGATTTCTATATGTTCTAATTAGTATAACACCATCTGGTTCTAGATTATCTGTATTAAGCATACTACTAGAACCACCAGAAGTAGATAGCTGTACCTCTGCAATATTATGTGTTAGTAGAGTTGTGGACCCTTGTTGTACTACAGAAGTGGTTATTGGAGTAGAAAAGGCTGCTTGTTGATGCCCTTTTGCATAACTAACTTCAAAATACCATTTAGCATCTCCAGGAACTCCGGCAGGACCTCCTGTATCTAAAGTAATTTGTGACCAATGTACATGAATATACATATTAGTACCCGGGGCATAATCATGGTCAATATGATAGGCATTAGTAACTTCATTAGTTACAGCATTACTAAATCTATATTGTTTAATTGAACCATTCCACGTAACCCAAGATGGATCTGCTGCTCCTGAACCTCGAATAGTAATCTCACCTTTTAAATCTTCCCAAGGATATGTAGGAGTAGTTTTATCTACTTTAATTCCATAACCAGAAGCTTTATTAAATACTAAGTAATCTGTATATACATTAGTGAATGATGGAGAACCACTTGTTAAATTAGTATAATCTAAATTCGTTAAATGATAATATTCATTAGTAGTTCCACCTTGTAAAGATTGCAACTGATTATGATTTCTAATAGCAATATCATTAAGATTAGAACCAGAAAAATCTATAATATACCAAGGTACATTACCAGTAGTAGTTACATAAGCACGTAATTGTCTATACCATTCAAGCCAAGTAAAAGAACCGGGTTTATCATTAATTGGTGGAGGTGGTAATAATATTGCCATTATGATACCCCTTCTTTATAAGAAAGCTCTAACGATTCTAAACGTAAAGGTTGATTTAAACTATGGGTAATTTTAAATGCTCTTCTACGGAAAGAACCAAGTCTTTGTAAATTCGGATAATCATCTGTTAGGTCAATAGTAAAGGGTGTATTATATGTCTGATAGTCATCATCTGACCAACTAAATTCAACAGAATTATTAACATATCTATCACCAACAATAACAATAGAAGAGGCAAACTTACGTTGGTATGAATCCATATCTATTTTATTAGTAACAATCTCGGTAAGAATTGGACCAGTGTTATCATCAGTATATTGATCAGGAAGCATCTTGTACAGAAAACCTGTACTACTATCTTGAAGGTATGAAATACCTTCTGTACTATCTTCAGAGAAATTAGCTCTAAACACACTATGATTACCAGCATTATAGGAAGACCATTCATGCCAAAGTTTTTCTTCAACATCAAAAACTAATGTTCTACCTACAGTAACTAAATTAATTACAAAGAACATATGACCAAGAACACGAATACCAAATCCGTAACAGTCATCCATATTAGTTTCTGTTTCTAATATTCTTTCTATATACTCATCAGAAACTTTATGTGGTTTAAATCCCTCTATAAACCAAACTGCTCTACCACCAGAAGATGTTTGTCCTATATAAGCAGTATACATTTCAGATTGATATATTGCATATGGGGCTGCACACCCTACACGAATAACTGTACCATCATTATTAGATAAAGGAGAACCAGAAGAATTAGCAGCATCATAGAAAAATTCCACTGAACTAGAACCAAAAACAACAACTTGGTTATTCTGTCTAGCTAATGCTACAATAGGATCAGGGAAGATTTCTGCAGAAAGAAAATTAGTTGTATTCCAAGAATCTGGTGTATCTAAATCACAATTATATACATCAGAACCTTTTGCTAATAAAATATAACCATCAATAAAAGTAGGACTAGGTACATGTGGTGTTGGAAAATCAGGATCAGTTATATGTACTACTGTAGAAGGACTAGTAACTACATATCCATCTGTTCCATCACAAATAAAAAGATAATCTCCTATTAAAGAAGAGTTTCCCCTAATCATCCCCACTGGTCCTGTTGAACTTGGTAGAGTTTGTACTAATGTGGGTGTTGTTGGCGTATCTGCCCAAACTTCATTAGCAACCACATAATAAAGAATATTCTTAAATAGAATAATTCCTCTACCTACACCAGAAGGAACATAGTTATTATATAATTGTAATCCGCCTCTTTTTTGAAGGAAGATTTTAATACTATCTAATTGTTCTACTTTTCTTGTCTCTGGATAAATATTTACAAATCGTTGATCCGTACTTCCTGACGCTGTTCTGTTAGATAAAGCCCCAATTAAAGGTAATCTAACATTTTTATAACTACCTTTTTGGGGAGTATTTTGCATTCTTATTTTCTCCGTTTAGATAAGACATTATACAGTCCTTGTTTTACTAAAGCCCCTGCAGCGGGGCCAGCTAAGTTTTCTGATCCAAGAGAATTACCCAATGAAGTACCTACTAAAGAACCAGCTAAATTAGAACCTAGTTTAGCAAGATTAAAATCTTTCCCTTGAGCAGCATCAAATATTGTATTTAATCCTGCTGTACCTAACATTCCTCCTACTTGTGGTGAAACACCTAAAGAAGAACCAAGTTGATTAAATATTCCAGATGTACCTAAACCAGCAGATAACGCACCAAAACCAGTACCAGTTGCTGCTAAACTATTAAGACCACCTAATGCAGCACCTAATGGTGGAGCAACAAAACCTAATGCTAAAGGAAGAACTGAATCTAAAAAACTATTTCCAAATATTCCACTATGTTCTTTTTGATATTTATAATCAGATTTATTATTCCAACCCGGGAGATTAGCAGCATTATCTTTACTTACAAACATATTGTAATCATTCGGATCAGAATTAATTTTTTGAACTAATTGTTTCCATTTATCCTGATCTACTAGTTCTCTACCTAAATATGCCTGTGATTGCTGGCCACCATTTAAATCCTGTTTCTTTACAAAAAATGGATTTTGATAACCAATTAAATCTGAAGTTGCTGGTCCAAGATTCATTTTATACCCAGCAAATTGTCCATTCTTAAATACAGGTGTTGAACCAAAAAGTGTATCTAAACCTTTAAAAGATTCTGTTTCTGGATCACCAACAAATCCTCTACCTCCGGTATTAATTGGTTCTTGTAAAGCCTGTCCTTGTAGAAGATTTCCAATTACTTCCCACTTACCTAAATCTCCACCAGTATCTTTTTCATTGTATGAATAACTATCTACAGGATTTGGTTTTAAGTATTTTGACATAACATCTTCATACTTTTGATTTCCAAATATACTTGGTAATGCAGGAGGAGAAAATTCTGTTGGCAAACCAAACTCATCTAACTTTGGTTTCCACATATAAGGATTAATTAGTTGTCCAGTTTCATCATAGGTAGATTGTTTTGTAAAATCACCATTAACAGCATCTTGTGGATTTCTAAAAGGAAGTAATGCATTATATTTAGTTGCATAATCTTTTGTTAAATCTTTAATTGTATCATCTAAGGATTTGTAACCAGTTCCTAAAGTAGTTCCACTAGGATCAAGAATATTATATTTACCAAGACCTAAATCACTTATAGTAAAATTATCTGTTGGAGTATTATAATCAAAGAAAGAATAATTATCTTGTGGTTGTTGAATTACATTCTGTACTGGTTGTGTAGGAAAGGTTAAGAAATTACTATACTTTTGTTTAAACGCATATGGATCAGAGGTACCAAGACGCATTAACTCCCTACGTTGTCTTTGCGTATTACCAAGACCACTTCTATTAACAGCATCAGCAATTTGAGCTTGCGTTAATTCATAATCTTGTTCCATTACCAATTCCTTAGATCAGCTTGGAAATAAAAACTTCCTTCTTCTGTACCAAAACTAAGAGCATCGTTTTTAATCTGCATGTATTCTTGTAGAAGAGTACGTCTATCTTCAATAGGAAGTCCATATTCAGGAGCTAATCGTGTAGCAAGACCATAACTTAAAACATCATACCATTCTTGAGGAAAGTCTTGATTATCTGTAGAACTACCAGCATCCTCAAACGGACGTTGATAATAAATAACAACAGAATTATTAGTTACATCTGTAGATGAGGGTGTTGGGAACACATGTAAAACACCATAGTCACGTAGAGGTTGATAATAAATCTGGATTGGATTACCAGAACTAATTTTATTTCCTAACATATTATATTCTTGTTGTGTAAGAATACGCATAGGAATATCTATATTAGAGGAAGAATTATGATTAAATGCTTGATAAACTTTTAATGGTTTTGATGTATTTACAGTTTGTCCAACACCTATTGGATAAGAATTAACTCCTGCAGTTAAAGGAATCGACACAGAAGTAATTGCCCATATAGGCATACCTTCTGCTTCTAATGCTTTAATTAAACCTTCTAGTGCAAAAGATGATTCTGAAATAACAGCAGATGATGGGGTTTGTCCTTGAGAGATAGCTCCAACTAGTCTCAAAGCCCTTTTTATAATATCATCACGAGTGATTGAAAAACTAGTTGTGCCTGATGTACTCAAAATAAACTCCTATTTCATATAATTTAAAACAAATATATAAGCTCCACTAATTCCAGCGACAAGGGGAGATAACCAAAGAACAACATCTCTAACCCATTTACTAGCTTGCATACTATATTTAGCTGTTTTATATATTTCTAATGGTTCTTTTAATGTCTCTTGTAAAGCATTAACACTATCTTGAATTTGTTGTATATTAAAATTTAAATCTTTATGTTGAGTTTCTTCATTTTGTAAATGAAGATCAATTTTTTTGTCCATTTGATTAATGGTTTCTGTTATCTCTTTATCAGAAGAAATAGATTTATTTCTAAAATCATTAAATTCAATTCGTAGATTTTGAACATCTTTATCCAATACAGCTACTTTTTCAGCAAGTGTTTTTTCTTCTAAATCTGTTGAGCGGCGTTTTGGTTCCATTAGACGTAATAACCCCAAACTGTCACCATTATTCGTGATGCATTAGTATCAACTAATGTTCCTGCTGTACTTCTGTTATAAATTGTAAATCCTGAGGTTGTATAAGCACCAAGACCGATAACTCGGTTATCTCCACCTGTTACTTGAGCAACCCACCTAACACTACTGAATGTCTCTTTGAAAGACACAACATATGTTCCAGTTGTAGAATAGGTTACGGTGTTTACAATACCTTCTGAATTGAGCATACTGATAGCACCAGAGGTTGCGTCAAATACACAAATTCCAATCGGTGCTAAATTTAACGATGTATTAAATCGTTCTCTAAATGCCGATGGTGCAGTTCCAGAGAAAGTAACGCTTCTATCACAATCAACAAGTCGATAATTATTCCAGTCTGAATTGATATCATTTAAGAATGGCATACGAGTAAACACAACGCCTGCCTCTAATCGTGAAGGAGCTGTTCCTGTTAGGCGTGTTGCAGTAGTCCCTCCAAGATGCATTCCATTGAAATCAATAAACCAAGAATTAGCAGTTGCTGCACCATTAACCCAAATATCCCAACGCTTGGTTGAACCTGAACTTTTTGCATTATTCTCCGCATATCCTCCAACAAAGCGAACAGGACTTAATGTTGTACTAATAAAAATACCAGGACCTGAATTCTCTTGTGCTTGAGCATTTATCATTACAAGACCACGAGAACCAAAGATACCAATTCCATATTCTTTTTCTTGGTTTGATACATCATTAAAAACATTTTGAATAACAGTAGAACTATTATACCCATTATAATAAGCAAAGAAATTTATACATGTTGATTGATCAAC